CATTTGCAGATGTATCAGTAACATAAACTTGAACATTTGTACTACCAGTTTCATTTGTTAATTGTATAGTTTTAACTAATGCAGTTGTAAGGGCAGGTACAGTATAAATAAGAGTTTTGTTTGTAGTAGTTAAATCTACAAAATAACTTTTATATGTATTAGCCATTTACTTTTTCTTTTTAAAACCCATCTTCATAAAACTATATGCTTTTGAAGATATAGTTGATTTAGATTTTGGTCTGGATATTCCTAATTTTTTACGCCTATTAATGTTTGCGTATAAACCTTGTTGTTTCATTTTATTATTTTATAAATTTACTTTTTATTGAAATACTTCTTAACATCCTCAACCCATTCTTCAAAGAATTTAACAGAATCAGAACATAACTTCTCAGTTGATTCTTTAACTTCTTTATAAGAAGGAATTTTAAACGGATTAAAATTAAACATAGTCTTCTCCTTATATTGTTTTGTTAATAAATTCTAGTTCTTCTTGTGAATACGGAAGCATAATTAACTTTTTAAGAAAATTAATTTTGTGGTTTAGCTGGAAATGCAACAGCATTAACTTGTTCAACAGTTGTTAAACCTTGTGGTAAATTTCTTAATGCAGTTCTGTATGTCATCCATTCTGTTTTTTTAGAAGGTGTTAACACAGTATCAGTTAATACAGTATAATCACTTGATGCTAATAATGAATTACGTTTAGCTCTAAGTGAAGCTAATGATCTATCAAATGCTCCATTGTTCCAAGCAATTTCATCTGCCTGACGTTGAGCTATTTCCTCAGCACTAAGGGGAATTTGTATTCCATCTACTAATTTATGTTCTGCCATATTATCTCCTATTTATTATTGTTAATTGAATTAGTCAAGTTATACGATACCATACATTAAAATTGTACCATCTGCTATATTACCAGAACTCATTTTGAAGTTAATAGCATTGATTGCAGAAGTCGTATTAAAATAACCTGCTAAATAATCATTCTGAAAAAAATTACTAGCATTATAATTGTTGTTAGTTGTTGCTATAAAATGCTTAACGTAAGTAGTTGATGCTGGATTAAATAATGACATAGTTGCACAAGTATTCATATCTGCACTATTACTAATATCATTTGTTATATTTTGGTAAGCACTAGATTGTGCTAAATCATATCCAGTATTATAACCTAACGCAGCTTCTGTTCCAGCTTCATCATGGTATGCGTTAAATTGAGTAGTAGTTTTTGTTACGTTATAATTACTACCACTATCTGTGCTTCCATTAAATTGAAAATCTACATTGTTAGTAGCTGGTCTAATATTAATAAAATAAAATTGATATTCTTTATAAGTAGAATCAATACCAGTAGTAAAAGAAATAGAAGCTGAGTTATTTGCTGTCTGCGAACTTATTAATTTCATACCACCAGTAGCAACAGAAGCATTGTAAGCAGTTACATTGGCAATAGAATTGTTAGTCAATGAAGCTGGTAATAGAACACCACTTGTAGTTATGTTATTTGCGAAACTTCTTGTTATTGTTCCCATGAATAAACTCCTAGTTTATGAATTTCTATATTGTAGTGCAACGGAAATATAGCCATGTTATGATTTTTTTACTCCGTATAGTTTAATAATTCCATCATCTATATTTCCTGTTTCAAATTTAAATTGAATAGCATTAATAGCAGAAGTAGTATTAAAATAACCACCAACAAATGTTTCTACAGACAAATCATTTGGATTTGTATAATTAACATTATTTAAAAAATGTTTAACGTATGTTGTTGAAGATGGATTGAATAGTTGCATTGAACCACTTATTCCATGATCTGAATCAGAACTTACTGCTGTTGTTAAGTATTGATAAGATGTTGATTGTGCTAAATCTTCTGAACTTCCATAACCAAGAGAAGTGCTTGTATCAGCTTCATCATGAAATGCTCTAAAAAATGTTGATGTTATGGCAATTCCATAAGAACTTCCACCATTTGTAGAACCTTGAAATTGTAAATTAACTGAATCAGTTTGTGGGTGGCAGTTAATAAACTTAAATATATATTCATCATAAGTACTATCTAAACCAGTTGTAAATGAAATAGTCGCAGACGCACTAGCTGTCTGTGTAGATAATAATGTTAATGTTCCACCACTAGCATTAGCAAAAGAAGTTACAGCACTTACTGAAGAATTTGTAATTCCAGCAGGAAGTATAACTCCACCAGTTGTAATGTTGTTTGATAAACCTCTTGTAATTGAACCCATAATTAAACTTGTTTAATTGTTTCTATGCTTGAACGTAGTGAAAGTGTAGCCATTATTTAATTCCTACGCAGTTTGTGTTAAGTGAAATGTTTATCATTTTACTTAATACCATATAAATAAATTGTGCCATCCATATTTCCTGATGACATTTTAAATTGTAATGCGTTAATTGCAGAAGTAGTATTTCCATATCCAGCTACAAAAGTACTCCAAGAACGATCAAGTAAAAACATCATATTTATATTAGAAATAAAATGTTTTACATACGTTGTGCTTGAAGGATTGAATAATGTCATTGAACCTGATACTGCAGAATCTGCATCATTTGCTATGCCAGCACTACTTGTTAATGTTTGAAATGCTGTTGATTGTGCTAAGTCTCCACCTGTGTCATAACCTATTTCAGCAGTTGAATCATCTTCACTATGATCTGTATAAAAAACAGTTGTAGTTTTAGTTACGTTATAGTTGCTTCCTGCGTCTGTACTAAAATTCATTTGGAATTGAGAACCATCAGTTCTTGGGTGAACATTACTAAACACAAATTTATATGCTTTATAAGTTGAAGTTAATCCTGAAGTAAAACTAATTGAAGCTGAGTTAGAAGCAGTTTGAGAAGATATAAATGTAATTCCATCACTAGCATTTGCAAGTACAGTTATTCCAGTAACAGAAGAATTGGCAATAGCACCAGAAGTAAATACTCCTGAAGTAGTTATCTTGTTTGCTATGTTCCTAGCGATAGCACCCATTAAAGTACTCCTTTAATTTCTTTATATGAACGAAGTGAATGTAAAGTCATTATGACAACCTCAAATATCGTACTGTAATTTCTGCTAGATTTGCTGGTGCTGTAACAAAAGTTAAAGTTGTAGTGCTAATTGTATAATCTGTTGTTGGAACTAAAGTTAATCCATTAACAATTACTAGAACATTGTCTACAGCTCTACCAGCGTCTATTGTGATTGTTGTAGCTGAACCATTACCAGTAAATGAAGCTGATGTATAAGCACCAGGAATTGGTAAATATCTGTAACAAATTTCAGCAGAAGTTGCAGGTGCAGTTACGAAAGTTAATGTAGTTCCTGATATTGTGTAATCTGTTGTAGGTGTTAATTGAAATCCATTTACAAATACTAATACATCTTCAACTGTTCTTCCTGAAGAAATTGTAAATGCTGTTGTAGAGTTGTCGCCGACAGCAGTACCAGAAGAATAAGATAATGTTAAAGATATAGTTCCAAACTCTAATGCAGTAGCACCGCTATTAGTTCTTAATACTTGTAATGAAGTTCCTAAAGCAGTTAATCCTGTTCCACCATTTGCTACACCTAATGTTCCAGTAACTCCTGTTGTTAATGGTAAGCCAGTAGTGTTTGTTAAAACTCCAGATGCAGGTGTTCCTAAAGCTGGTGTTGTTAAAGTTGGTGATGTTAAAGTTTTATTAGTTAATGTTTGTGTTCCAGTTAATGTTGTAACAACCGAAGTATCAATAGCTATTGTTCCACTACTAGTAATTGTTCCACCAGTAAGACCAGTACCTGCAATAATTGAAGTTACTGTTCCTGAATTAGTTGGTTCAACTTTTGTAAATGTAATTGTACTTGAACCTAGTGTAGCACTTGTATCTGTAGTACATAAAAATATTGTATCTGCATTTACTGTTCCTTCTTGAATTATAACTAACTGTCCAGCTAATTCAGTTATAACATCAAATTCAGTATCTCTTGAAGCTGAACCAGAAGCCACAACAGTATAAATACCATTTTGTGAACCTGTGCTTTGATTTTTTAATAATACTCTATCACCAGTTACTAATGTAACTCCGTCTAATGTATCACCATTTTCTAAAGCTGAAGCTATAACTACATTTGCAGTTGAAGCAGCTCTACATATAATTCTTGTTTTAATTCCTGTAATTAAATTATCAACATAAGTTTTAGTAGCAGCATCTGATCCAGAACTTGGAGAAGTTAATCCTGTAATTGTTCCGCCAGTTACTGCAACGTTGTTTGCATTTTGAGTTGATATAGTTCCTAATCCTAATGTTGTTCTTTGAGTAGATGCATCAGCATCATCAAGTAATGCTTTACCAGCAGTTGTTAAATCAAATACTGCAGCTGTTCCTGAACCTGTAAATTGAATACCTTTATCAGCAGCAGAAGTTAATCCTGCAATCGCTGCAAGTTCAGCATCGTATGCTTGTACGTTTGTACCAATAGCTAAACCTAAATTAGTTCTAGCAGTAGATGTAGATGATACATCAGATAAATTATTTGAAGCTGTTAACTTTGTTCCAAGTTGCGTTTGAATAGCACTTGTTACTCCAGATACATAACCCAGTTCAGTATCTGTTACTGTTGATACAGCAATCTTTCCAGAAGAATTAGATATAGCAGCTCTACTAGCAGTTAAATCAGATGATACAATTGTTGTAGCAGCACCTGTGATTGTAGCTTGTTTAGCATTTAATTGTGTTTGTAGTGCAGATGTAACTCCGTCAAGATATGAAAATTCAGTATTTGAAACTGCTCCGCCACCAATTTTAGTTGCGTCAATTGCAGCTGAAGTTGCTACTTTAGCATTAGTAATAACTAGTTCTGGAATTGAATCTCCAGTTTTAGATAGTATAGCAAGATAAATAGTTACAGCTTCATTAGCTAATGAACCACTATCCCATGTTACTGTTACAGTTGTATTAGTTGAAAATGTAGTTGCACTAATTGTTCCATAAATAGTTCCTGGAGTTGTAGCTATTGCTTTAACTCTACGACCTACATGATAAAAACTTGTAACGTCAACACCACTTACTGTGAATGAAGTTGCTGAAGCATAAGCAATAGTAAATGAACCATCACCATCTCCATAAATAACCCATTGAGAATCGTTATACCATTCTCTAATTTCTGCAGCTAATCCTCTAAAAGCATTATTAATATTAGAAGGTAACATTCCTTCTGCTGTACTAATACTTCCTATTGTAGTGTTATTTGCTGCGGTTGTGCTGTAATCTTTTATTCCTGCCATATTAATCTCCTATGAACCATGAGAAAACTTTATCGTTTTCTGTATTGAATTTGTTTATATATGTATTTACCGCTTCTTCAAGTTGTCTTTGAAAATATTCTTGCGTCTCAAATGAATATCTAACATTATCTATATCTTTTTCAACAACTTCTACCATTATCTATATCCTGCTCTACTTGCTATAAGATCTATACCTTGAGCATGATTCCAATTTGTTCCAGATGCTATTTTAACATTAGCTCTAACATATCTTCCAGATTGTCTTACAGGATTAATACCACTAGTTGTCATAGTAGAACTTGAAGATTCTGTTTCTGTATCTGCAAGACGTTCTCTTGTTTTAACAGTAACTGTTGCAGTCGCATCTACAATGGGTCTAATGCCTGTAATATTTGCTCTTGTTCCTGGAAATACTTCTTGCTCTGAAGTTTCTATTTCAGCTTCTAATTGATTACCAGAAAAAATTGCTGCTTTGTAATCATTAGTAATACCACCTAAATATAACTGTCCACCAGACCAGAAATCTGAATCTAATGCAATATTAATATCTTCTAAGTTTTGAGATATAATATCCATTAACTCAACAGTATAAGCTCCAACAAATTGTGAAAATATTTGACTAGCACTAGCTTCTGCTAAAGACCATTTTTGAGTTGCATAATTATAAATTAAAATCTTATCACAAATACCTGTTGTGTTTGAAGTGTTACTTGCTGATGGATATAACCACATCGCTAATTGATTAAATGGATCAACAGCTGCAACTATTCTATCTGTAAATGCTTTATTTAAATTACCT